AAACACATGGCGAGAAGACAAATTTGAGCGAAGCGTAGCGAATGGCACTGAAACAGTGTTCGTTACGCTTCGTTTTTGTGTGGTAAGGAAGCAACTGAAAGCCACTTTGAAGCCAAATGCGGCAGGAGTTCAGTTACCACCCCATTACTACCGTAACGGATGAAAGTTTTCGGTTAAACGCTTCTATTTCTGCGATTTGCGCAGGTTTGCATATCTGTTGGTAACTCACTGTAACTTAATTTTGTAACCAAAAAAAGTGTGAGTTATGCGAAGTACATTCAAAGTCTTATTCTACGTGAAGAAAGGCAGCGCAAAGCCCAACGGCAACCTGCCCCTGATGTGCCGTCTTACAGTAGACGGCGAGATTAAACAGTTCAGCTGCAAGCTGGACGTTCCCCCACGCTTGTGGGACGTGAAAAACAGCCGTGCCTCGGGCAAGAGCGTCGAGGCGCAGCGAATCAACCGTACCGTCGATAAAATCCGTGTGGACGTGAACCGCCGCTATCAGGAGCTTATGCAGACGGACGGGTATGTAACCGCCGCCAAGCTCAAAGACACCTATCTCGGTATCGGTGTCAAGCAGGAGACCTTGTTGAAGCTGTTTGAGCAGCACAACGCCGAGTTCGCCAAGAAAGTGGGGCACAGCAGGGCGCAGGGAACATACCAACGTTATGCGACCGTCTGCAAGCACATTCGGGAGTTCCTGCCTCATACCTACAAGCGTGAGGATATTCCTCTCAAGGAATTGAACCTCTCTTTCATCAACGATTTCGAGTATTTCCTACGCACGGAGAAGAAATGCCGTACCAATACCGTGTGGGGCTACATGATTGTGCTGAAACATATCATCTCGATAGCGAGGAATGACGGGCGGTTGCCGTTCAACCCCTTTGCCGGGTATATCAACTCTCCCGAAAGCGTGGATAGGGGCTACCTTACCCAAGCGGAGATACAGACGCTTATAGATACACCGATGAAGAACGGGCAGCATGAACTCGTAAGGGACTTGTTCGTCTTTTCGGTGTTCACGGGGCTGGCGTACTCCGATGTGAGGAACCTCACCGCCGACTGCCTGCAAACCTTCTTCGACGGTAATCTATGGATTATTACCCGGCGGAAGAAGACGAACACGGAATCGAACATCCGTCTGTTGGACGTTCCGCAAAGGATAATAGAGAAATACAAGGGAATGACACGGGACGGTCATGTTTTCCCCATGCCGAGCAATACCACCTGCAACAAGATACTAAAAGAGATAGGCAGGCAGTGCGGTTTCAAGGTGCGCTTGACCTATCATTGTGCGAGGCATACGAACGCCACGACCGTGCTTTTATCCAACGGTGTACCCATTGAAACCGTGAGCCGACTGTTGGGGCACACGAACATCAAGACCACGCAGATATACGCCAAAATCACCGCCCAAAAGATAAGCCGGGACATGGAAGCCTTGTCGCACAAGTTGGAGGATATGGAGAAGAACATCTGCCGTGCCATTTAATAACGACCTTAAAAGCGAATACCGATGAAAGAAAAAAGAAATACCATCACGATGGACGAACACGGCAATATCATCATGCCGACCGATACAGCCAATGTGTGGATGTCCGAGCCGGAACTTGTCGGGCTGTTCGGGGTAATTGCCCCGACAGTCCGTGCAGGAATCAGAGCTGTTTACAAAAGCGGAGTTCTGAAAGAGTACGACACGAAGCGTTGTCTGCGTTTGGAGAACGGTTACGGGCTGGACGTTTACAGTTTTGAAATGCTTGTCGCACTCGCATTCCGTATCGTCTCATGCGGTGCGGAGAGGCTGCGCAATGCCTTGTTAAAGAGGATGTACCGGCAAAAAGAGAAAATATGTCTGTTCCTGCCATCATTCGGGGGTGCGTATTGCTGTTAGTACGTACCCATACACGAAACATGTGCGACTGTTTCCGTCGGAAGATACACCGTTATTCTGATGAAATGATGAATACATATAGTAAATATATGATTATAAGATATATATGTGTTCATCAAATTCTCATCAACGGATATTTGTCGATGAACGGAAAGTATGCCTTACCGTGTCGTTTCTCTTTTGGCGAGTATTCTGATGAGAAGTTGATGAGCATACATACCGCTAATATACAGATGTTTATATGCCGTTTCATCAAATTATCGGATTTTCATCCGTCATCAACCCGGCTGGGAAATGGGATAGGGAGAGTTCCCATTTGCTGCAACTGGAGCAGCCATTTCCGTTTTCAGAGGCAAAGGTAGCATGGGGCTTTACGTCGGCTTCAAGGTCAGGCGGCTGCGCCGTCATGGGAACAATCTCCACCCTCATGCTTCGGGTAGTATTCTTCCCATGAACCTTGCATCCGACAGCCCCACGCAAAAGAGCCTCCGTAAACGGAAACGACCGCCCCGGCAACCGACGACGAAAGGAAAAAACAACAAGGGGAGTTTGTGACGGCTGCAATGCTGACGGACTACCGACACTCTGTTCACATTGTCATGTATGCAAAGTTGGTAAACAAGGCGGGCAAAGCAAAGCAGGCAGGGACGGACGGCGCACGGGTATTTACAGACAGGAAATACCGTAGCTTATTAGGGAATTTTCCGAGCCGCATTGCAAGCAACGCTGAAAATTCCCCAATAAGGCAAGGGGAAAGCCCCTCTGCACACCCCATCGGGAACGGCTTTTTGCCGTCCCCGAAGATACGAAGAATCATTGTTTCATAAGCTAAAAAAGAAAGGAATTTTATATGGGATTTGTAGTCTTACACATGGAAAAGGCGCACGGTTCCGACAGCGGAACGACCGCCCACATCGAGCGTTCAATCATACCGAGGAACGCCGACCCCACACGCACACACCTCAATCGGAAACTCATCGAGTATCCCGACGGTGTGAAAGACCGTTCGGCGGCTATCCAAAGGAGGCTGGAAGAAGCCGGGCTGACACGCAAAGTCGGCAGCAACCAAGTCAGGGCAATCCGCATCAACGTGTCGGCAACGCCCGAGGACATGGAGCGCATCCAACGGGAGGGACGGCTGGACGAGTGGTGCGCTGACAACTTGAAATACTTCGCCGACACGTTCGGAAAAGAGAACATCGTGGCGGCTCACCTGCACATGGACGAGAAAACGCCACACATGCACGTCACGCTCGTCCCGATAGTCAAGGGGGAGCGCAAGCGCAGGAAACGGGAGGAGCAGGCGAAGAAACGCTACCGCAAGAAACCTGCCGACAGCGTGAGGCTGTGTGCAGATGACATCATGAGCCGTCTGAAACTGAAATCCTATCAGGACAGCTATGCCGCAGCGATGGTAAAATACGGGCTGCAAAGGGGAATTGACGGTTCGGAAGCGAGGCACGTTTCCACGCAGCAGTACTACCGTGACATAAAGCGTCAGACAGAGGAACTGAAAGCGGAGGTGATGGATTTGCAGGAGCGGAAAGATACGGCACGAGAGGAACTTGCACGGGCGAAAAAGGAGATACAGACCGAGCGGTTGAAAGGGGCGGCGACGACCGCAGCCGCCAACATCGCCGAGAGTGTCGGCTCTCTTTTCGGGAGTAACAAGGTCAAGACACTGGAGAGGGAGAACACAGCTCTACAAAACCGCATCATTGAACTTGAAGAAGAAGCCCGACAACGGGAACGACAACAAGCCAAACAGATGCAGGAAATGAAAAGCACATACGACCAACAGAATAGTAAGCTGTCCGAGTTCGTGAACTTTGTCAAATGCTATTTCCCATACGTGGAGAAGTTGATGCCGACAATAAAGTTCCTGCGTGACACTCTGCACTTTGGCGATATCGTCATTAGAAAACTATGCACGTTCAAGGATGTTTCCATTAAAGGTGAACTATATTCCCGTGAGTTTAACCGGCATTTCAAAACAGACAATGCAGTTTGTTCTCTCAAACAGAACACGGAGGGAAAATTTGAACTCAACATAGACGGTATTTCGCACGTCAGTTGGTTCAGACGCAAGAAAGACGAGTTTATGGAAGCGTTGGGAATGCCTACAAAGAAACAAAATAGGAGTATTAAGCTGTAAATCATAACAAATCCGTGATAGTTGAAGTTACATCACGGATTTTTTTGTACTTTTGTACCGTGATTGAGGCAACTCTTTCCAAGACATAAGAAAAAAGAAGAAGCGTTATGCTTATCTTGTACTTGAAAACGTAGGAAATTTTCAAATTGGATACAAGGATAGCATAGTGGTTCTCACGCTATAGCGTGGGCTGCTATTGTTACATCCGTATCCAAGGTTTCCTACGACCTTCAAGTAAGAGTGTGGCATACAGTTCCACGCTTCGTGATTTAACCCATCCTTTGTGGAAGCTGGAGGATAAATGTGTAGTGTATGAACGCAATTAAAAATTGGCTATTAGTTATTTGCACCATTCTATTAGCAAATGGGTGTGCACCACTTCGAACACCTGTAATAGTAAGGAATGCTCCTATTGAAATGTATAAATACGCATACATTTCTCCGACAAAGGAATTGACATCAAGCACAGGAGGTACATATGGAGGTCAATATGGTATCTATGGCTCTTCGACAACCAAAAGTGTTAATCCGAGTGATGTGATAGCAGGAATATTGATAAAACAGGGGTATATTATATTGCCTGAACTCAAATCCGAATTAGCGAATGAAACCTTAATCGTCAATTATGGCGAGAGTGGTAGGCGTAACAGAGGTTTAGGCTATACAATAGAAGTAACCATACAATTTAGTTCTGCAAAAACCAATGAAATGATATGTTCTTGCACAGCAGAGGGACAAGGAGAAACAGAAGCTGATGATATTCGCCAAGCTATCAGACGAGCATTGTCAAGTTTATTCCCTGAAAAATAAAATCAATTAATAACCAATAATACAATAGATTATGAAGAAGTTTATAGCATTGTTTGCATTGATGGTTATTACGTTGGCATCATATGCTCAAGTTTATAAAATGTATAATACGCGAAACTATCATAACCAGCTTCGTTTAAATACGATGACAGGTGAAGTACAGCAAATTCAGGATGATGGTCAGTCTTGGATTGTTTGCAGTGCAAGAGAAATATCAGGGGATAAGGAAAGTAGGTTTCGTCTTTATGAAACACAAAATATGTGGACTTTCATAATGCTTGATACATATACAGGTAAAAATTGGCAAGTTCAATTTAGTGTAAAAGGTGAAGATTATATGTTTGCTGCCCCAATCAATATCTTCTCTCTTGCATATCCAGAAACAACTTCAAATTGGACTAATAGGTTTCAGATGTTTGCCACCCAAAACATGTGGACTTTCATACTGTTAGATTCGTATAATGGACGACTATGGCAAGTCCAATATAGTACACAAGATTTAGATAATCTATTTTGCATACCTATAAACAAGTACGAATTAGTATCTGATAACGAAAATTGTATATTCTCTATTCAACCATTGACAAGCATGTATCAATACTATCTCATAAATGATAGAACAGGTGACATATGGAAATTCCAATGGAGTACCAAGGGGGATGATTATAGGTGGATTGAAAAATTTAAATAGTTATCATCCTCTGATATGCAGTTGGTTTTACTTATAGTTGTGGTTTCTCTTGTTGCTATTTCTGTTATTGCAATAGTCACAATACGAATACGCCTAAAAAACAAGTCCAAGGAACTTTCAGAAAAGTTAAACCACATATCTTCTTATAGTAATAAATCCAATTATGAGCAAGCAAAAGAGAGATTGTCGGCATTAAATAACGAAACATTTATTGATATTCCGACCGACCTTAATAATGTTTTTTCATGTAAGATAATCTCTGCAACGCAAGAAAAGGATTTCACAAATCATTATATACCATATTTTCAAGAGGCGCATTCATTAGTCAAGAGACTTGAAGCCTTCAATATCACTCCATCTGTAGCAATCTCAAACCTAATTCGTGACTTTGGAAATATCAATAAGATTGTCGAGCAACATAATGATGCGGTTATAAATTCTTTACTTAATACACATAAAGAATTTTTCGACCATTGTTTGAAATATCCATTGGATAAGCAGCAAAGACGCTCAATCGTTTCAGAAGAAGATAATTGCTTGGTTGTTAGTAGCGCAGGTAGTGGAAAGACCTCTTCTATTGTTGGAAAAGTCAAGTATCTAACAGAAATAAAAGGCATTGTACCTCATAGAATCTTACTCATTAGTTACACGAACAAAGCAGCAGCCGAACTTACGGAAAGAATGGCTACTGATGGCTTGAAAGGTTATACATTTCACAAATTAGCCATTGATATTATCGGAAAAGCGACAGGTACAAAGCCATCTATTTGCGATAATACAGATTCTTTGTTTATAGATATTTATCACACTCTATTAGAGAATAAGGCTTTTAAGAATAGCGTAGTAGAATATTTCATTGATTACCAATCTAATGAAGCGGATTGGGAACAGCGCAAGAATGAAAGGCGAGAAAAGTTGTCGGAACAAAAAAACGTGCAGCTAAAAGCGATGTTTCCCGATATGGATGGTCGGGCTATATATGTGAGAAGTGAACAGGAGCAAAAGATATGCTTTGTCTTATCATCACTTGGAGTAAAATTCAGATATGAAGAGCCATACGAACATCAATTAGCAGATGAAATGCATTCTCAATATCGCCCCGATTTCTCAATATATTTTGAGCAAGCAGGAGTAATCAAACGCATCTATTTGGAACATTTTGGAGTTGATGAACATAGTCTTGTGCCCGCTTGGTTTGCAAAAGACAAAAATATAACATACGAAGAAGCCAATCAAAAAATATAATGATGGTATAACTTGGAAGAAAGCAGCTCATGAGAAATTTGGCACTCAACTTTTAGTAACATCAAGTGCAGATTTCCATTACTCTGATATAAGGGGGAAACTCCGAAAATTATTAGATGACGCAGGTGTACCAATTCAAGAGAAAACAGATGAAGAATTATATGATTTGGTTTTACCAAAAGGTAGTAAGCAAGAAAAGGCATTTATACGACTTGCTGTTACTTTCGTGACATTAGTAAAATCAAGTTGTAAATCAGTTAAAGAAGTTCTGAAACAAGCAAAGAATGCAGATGATGAGCGAAGTGTTTTTATTATCAAGAATATATTTCAACCTGTATATGAGCGCTATATAAGTGCATTAAGCGATAGTAATCAAATTGATTTTACCGATGCGATTCTTCAAGCCACGGAAATATGTCGTACTTCGCACCTTGTCGAGTATGACTATATCATTGTGGACGAGTTTCAAGATATATCAGTTGACCGCTACAATTTCTTGAAAGTATTACGAGACGGAAATCCACCTGCAAAGTTGTATTGCGTGGGTGATGATTGGCAATCCATATATCGTTTTTCGGGAAGTGATATGGCTCTTTTTAATCAATTCCCCGAATACTTTGGAGCAACGGAGATAAACAAAATTGAAACTACGTACAGATTTGGAGAACCTTTGGTTTCGTTGTCCTCTCACTTCATACAGCGCAATAAAGCCCAAATACAAAAAGATATACACTCGTTCAGTTCTGAAATGAAAACAGAGTTGGAGTTCTATTCTTACGATAGGCGAGATTATTGCAATACGATAGGACAACTTGTGGCATCTATTCCATCAGATAAATCTATATTTTTGTTGGGGCGTTATTCATTTGATGATTATTACCTTTCTTTTATGTATCAATCCATTAAAGAGGGTAATAGGTTCTTTTACGTAATAGGAGAACGAAAAATCGAGTTTTTGACCGTACATAAATCAAAAGGTCTTGAAGCCGATTATGTAATACTTTTGCAATGTAATAAAGATACGTATGGCTTCCCTTCTCTTGTGAGTGATGACCCTGTGCTTAAATATGTACTCACTAAAAGCGACCAATTTCCATATGGAGAAGAGCGTAGATTGTTTTATGTGGCAATAACAAGGGCAAAGATGAAAACCCTTGTGCTATATGACAAGCGTTTCCCTTCTGTATTTGTAGATGAGTTCTTACATCCCGAAAGGGTTTCAGAAGAAAACTACGTAAAGCACCCTAATGCCAATAAAAGATGGACAAGAGGAGCAGACCAATTTTTATTGAAATTGCATGATGAGGGTAAAAGTGTGAAATATATAGCAGCCAAAATGGGCAGAAGCCAAACTTCAATCGTAATGAGATTAAACAAACTTACCCAATAGTCGGTATTTTATTTATTCTTCAATATTGCATGTATTGGATATTTCCTTACCTTTGCATCAGAAACGAGTTATTTGACAGCATAGCACCGCAAAA